ACATCATGTGTCAGGTAGCTGCTGCTGTTGTGGTTGGTGGTGTAAGACGGTCAGCTATGATCAGCCTATCCAATCTATCTGATGACCGTATGCGTCATGCTAAGATGGGTAACTGGTGGAACGATCAGGTCAACCGTAGCTATGCTAACAACTCTATCTCATTCACAGAGAAGCCTGACATGGGTAGCTTCCTCCGTGAGTGGTCAGCCCTTTATGAATCTAAGTCAGGTGAGCGAGGTATATTCAACCGTGAAGCAGCCCAAGCTAAGGCAGAAAGTATTGGCAGAGAAAGCCGCAGCGATTTTGGAACGAACCCCTGTGGAGAAATCAGTCTCCGAAGCAGACAGTTCTGTAACCTATCCGAAGTTGTCATCAGAGAAACCGATGGTGTCGGAGACCTCGAAAAGAAAACCGAAATCGCAACGATCATCGGGACGATTCAATCAGCCCTTGTGGACTTCAAATACCTGTCACCGAACTGGAAGAAGAACTCAGAAGAAGAAAGGCTACTAGGCGTATCTCTTACTGGTATCTTTGACCACAAGATTATGTCAGGTCAGGGTGAGTATGAGAAGTCTGTACTTGGTGGTACACTAGAGAAGCTTCGGAATATCACTCGTGATGTTAACAAGGAGTGGGCAGAGAAGCTAGGCATCAACCCATCAAAGGCTATCACAACTGTTAAGCCTTCTGGTACTGTGTCACAGCTAGTTAATAGTGGTAGTGGTATCCACCCACGCTATGCCAAGCACTACATCCGTAGAGTACGAGCAGATGTCAAAGACCCTCTGGCTACTTGGATGAAGGAGAAGGGTGTTCCATGTGAAGTGGATGTATACAACCCACAGAACCTAGTGTTTGAATTTCCTATGGCTTCTGCTTCTAATAGTATGACACGTCACGACATTGGTGCAATCGAACACCTAGAGCTTTGGCTTACATACCGTAACAAGTGGACAGACCACAACCCATCAGTCACCATCTATGTAGGTGAGAATGAGTGGGCAGAAGTAGGTGCATGGGTATGGAAACATTGGGATGAGGTGTGTGGTGTATCCTTCCTTCCTCGTGAGGATGATAACCATTCATATGCACAAGCACCATACGAAGAAGTAACAGAAGACCAGTACAAGAAGTTACAAGCAGCAATGCCTGTGATTGACTTCGCTGAGTACACAGAAGTCCTTGATAATACTACAAGTTCTCAGGAGCTTGCCTGTACTGCTGGTGTCTGTGAAATCTAAAGTAACCCTATTAGCGAAAGTTTGCATATAATGAGAGTTTTAGGAAACGATTATAACATTACAGATGGCTTAATTAGAAAGCTTTCTGAACTGTATCCAGATAAACTTCCGCTTAATCAGATTACCTCTGAGGAATTATCTTTCCTCAGGGGGCAACAGTCTGTGATACAAAAGTTACATGAATTACAAGACAACGATTTTGAGGAAAATTAAATGGGTAGTTTAATGGGAAGAACCCCTCGTCCAGCACCAGTCCCAGCGAGACCAGTAACAGCAGTTACAAAGACTCCTGACATTGAGATGGACGACACAGAATTAACATCAGAAGCACTGAAGAAAAAGAAGACTGGTAAGAAGAGTCTGAAGATTCAATTACAGGACACAGCTACACAAACAGGTAGTTCTGGTTCTGGTGTTCAAGTACCTACAGGAGAGTAGTATGGGCGGTATATTCAGAGGAAAGAAGAGTCGTCCTGCACCTGTAGCTGCTGCTGCAAAACCAGCTACTGCTGCTGCAAAGCAGACAGAGAGTGATGAGGAAGCAGCCTTAGATACTACTTCTACTATGTTAGGGACGAAGAAGAGAGGCAAGAAAGCCTTGGTTACACAACCAGCAGCCGCTAATGTAGGTGGTACAGGACAATCAGGATTAAACATTCCAAAAGGATAACTAAATGGAACAAGGTGTAGGTGAAGTAGCTAAACGCTACAGTCAACTTGAAGGGGAGCGAGACACCTTTTTAGAACGAGGACGCGAAGCAGCAAGGCTTACCATTCCTACTCTTTTACCAGATGAAGGTCATAGTAGTTCAAGTATCTACAGTACACCATATCAAGGTATAGGGGCAAGGGGTGTTAACAATCTCGCATCAAAACTGCTTCTGGCTCTGCTACCTCCAAACAGTCCCTTCTTCAGACTAACTATTGATGACTTTGATTTACAAGCTATTGCTGGTGATAATCGTGGTCAGGTAGAAGAAGGACTAGCACGGATTGAACGTGCAGCTATGCAAGAGATTGAGGGTAAGGCTATCCGTGTACCTGTATTTGAAGCCCTAAAGCTTCTTATTGTTACAGGTAATGCTCTTGTATACATGCCCAAGAAGGGTGGCATGAAGGTATACAGACCTGACCGTTACGTTGTAAAGCGTGACGCTATGGGCAATGTTCTAGAAATCATAACCAAAGAAACAGTATCACCGCTAATGCTTCCAGAAGAAGTACAGGCGATGCTGCAACAATCAGATACTCCAGTTAAATCTCTTGACCTCTATACCAAGCTTATAAAGACTGGTAAGGGTTTTGAAGTATTTCAAGAGGTTGCTGATATAGAAGTCCCTAAGTCTAGGGGAACATTTAAGGACGACACAAACCCATTCATCCCTCTTCGGTTTATCCGTATAGACGGAGAAGATTACGGACGTGGGTATGTAGAGGAATACATAGGAGACCTAAGAAGTCTTGAGTCGCTTACTCGTGCTATTGTACAGGGTAGTGCTGCTTCTTCCAAGGTACTCTTTCTTGTTCGTCCAAACGGTACAACGAAATCTTCTGACCTTTCTAAAGCACCCAATGGTGCATTTCTGAATGGTGACTCTAATGATGTGTCTACCCTTCAGGTACAGAAAGCTGCTGATTTCCGTGTAGCGTTAGAAACAATGCGGATGATTAATGACCGCATGGCTGCTGCCTTCTTGTTGAACAGTTCAGTACAACGAGCAGCAGAACGAGTGACAGCAGAAGAAGTACGCTTCATGGCACAGGAACTAGAGACAGCCCTTGGTGGTGTGTACTCTATTCTGTCGCAGGAGTTTCAACTTCCTCTAATTAATATCTTGCTTAACTCCCTACAGGCACAGGGTAAGATGCCTAAGATGCCTAAGGATAGTGTTAAACCCACTGTCGTTACAGGCATTGAAGCGTTGGGTAGAGGGCAAGACCTTAATAAACTTGCAACCTTCTTGCAGTATCTACAGCCACTGGGGGCTGAAGTTATTGCTAGTGAGATGAACATCAATGACTACATTGACCGTCTTGGTGCTTCTCTTGGTATTGATACCTCTGGCTTAATTAAGTCACAGGAACAGAAGATGCAAGAACAGATGCAACAACAACAAATGATGCAACAACAAATGATGGAACAGACAGCTATGCAAACAGCACAACAAACAGTGCCAAGAGTAGCTGGTAACATAGACCCTGACCAAATACGTCAGGCATTGGAGCAAGTTAGCGAATGACAGATGCACTAAATACACACCAAGAACAGCCACCTGAATCACAAGAGCATATTGATGCTATGGTGAAGAAGGCAGAGGGACAAGCACCCTCTGATCGTCCTGACTGGTTGCCTGAAAAGTTTAAAAGTCCAGAAGAAATGGCAAAGGCTTACTCAGCATTAGAGGGTAAGCTTGGTAGTGGTACTAAAGAAGAGACCCAAGAAACAGAAGAACTAGCTGAACAGGTAGAACAGACTAGCTCTGAGGTTTCGGAAGCCCTTGATGCCAAGGGACTGGACTTTGACGTATTTCAACAAGAGTACTTAGATAATGGTGAGCTTTCTACTGATGCTTATTCAGCACTAGAAGAAGCTGGCTTCTCTCGTACACTTGTTGATAGTTGGATACAAGGTCAGAACGCCTTGTCCTCTCAAGTAGAAGCAGAGATGCACTCACTTGTGGGTGGACAAGAGCAGTATGCTGAACTTATGCAATGGGCATCTAACAATCTACCTGAAGCAGAAATAGATGCCTTTAATGCAGCAATGGATACACAGAACCCTTCTAATATTAGGTTTGCTGTGCAAGGACTTAATGCACGTTATCGTTCAGAGGCTGAACCAAGTCTCCTTCAAGGAGGCACAGGTGCGGTATCCTCTGGTGGGAAGTTTAATAGCAACGCAGAATTAACTGTAGCTATGCGTGACCCTAGATACGCGCAAGACCCTGCCTACAGGCAACAAGTCGCTGATAAGCTGGCTCGTTCTAGTCTGTTCTAAATGTTGCATGGGATTGGGGGACTTGTTCTCCCTCTCCTTCTAAACACATCTACTATGGGTGTGCTTAGAAGGGGAAACCCTAACACGAAGCTAACATAACAAACGATTACCCTGACCCCTTGCGAGGGACAATCTTGGAAAAGGATGTAATGCAATGCAGAGTGTACTTTAACTCAACATAACATTACTAAGAGGTAATTAAAATGGCACAAGCTGCTTCAAATCCGGCCTATAGCGTAAGCTTCCAAGGCCAAAATAACAATTCAGGTGACGTGCGTGACTTGTTTCTCAAGCTGTATGCTGGCGAAGTCCTAACAGCTTACGAAGAGAAGAAAGTCCTTATGGACAAAGTACGCACTCGTACAATTTCAAAGGGTAAGTCTGCTTCATTCCCAATGACAGGCCGTGCATCTGCTGAATACCTGACCCCCGGAAACGAGATTACTGGTGGGCAGATTCGTGCTGGTGAGCGTATCGTTACTATTGACGACTTGCTAATCAGTTCGCAGTTCATTGCTAACATTGACGAAGCTATCAACCACTATGATGTACGTTCAATCTACTCGCGCGAAGCTGGTATTGCACTAGCTAATGAGGCAGACCGTAACGTAGCTCGTATGCTGGTAAAGGCTGCTCTATCAACAAACGCTACTCGTGCTGCTGGTCTTATCCAAGACTACAAAGCCTTCACAGAAGAAGACTTCACTGGTAACGTAACTGTTGGTACAGCTACTGCTGACCTTCTTGACCCAGCTAAGATTGCTAAGGCTATCTTTGATGCCAAGAAGACAATGGACATTGCCAACATCCCGACTGATGGTGCGGTAGTTGCCCTGCCACCAGCACAGTACTATGCACTGATGGACGTGTCTGACGGCTCTAAGCTGACATACATGAACCGTGACTTCGGTGGTAATGGTTCAGTTGCTTCCGCTACTGTACCTATGATTGCTGGTATTCCTGTAATCATGTCAAACCACGCTGATGTGTCTAACCTTTACACTAGCCTTGCTACTGGTAATGCTAACGAAGGTGAGACATCAGACAACGCACCACTAGCCAGCACTGCTGGTTCAGGACGTGCTACTCACTATGATCTGCCTACCGCTGATGTAGATGGCGCAGATATGGTTGCAGCAGCCTCCCTGATTAAGGGCTTTGTCTTCACACCAGAAGCTGTAGCTACTGTTAAGCTGCTTGACCTTGGCATGGAGTCTGAGTATCAGATCAACCGTCAGGGTACACTCATGGTTGCTAAGTACGCAATGGGACACAACGTCCTGCGTCCTGCATCATGTATCGCACTGCTTGACGCAAACGCTTAAATAAACGAGGGGGTAGCTTAACGGCTACTCCCTTTTTGTTATGCACGTTTTTCTTCTGCTAGTTTATTTAGGAGTGGGAGAAGACAGGGTACGCATCAGTAATGATATGTACTTTCGTTCAATCCTTGATTGTAACTTTTACGCTGCTCAAGTTTCTAAACGCTATGGAAACTATAGCCATACCGATTGGATGGACAGTAGAGACAGGGTAACTGCCTACTGTGTACCTAAGTTTATTAATCCAGACTATGTGAGGGTGTATTAATGTTAGCAGAATTAGCAGCAGCCAATGCAGCCTTCTCCGTAATTAAACAGACCGTCCTCAATGGTAAGGACTTACTATCTGCTGGCTCTGCCATCTCAGACTTTGTTAATGCTAAGGAAGACCTTAGACAAAACGGAGAAAAGAAAAAGAACTCTGTGTTTGGTTCTAGTGACCTAGAAGAGTTTCTAGCCTTAGAACAGATAAAGCAACAGGAGGATGAACTTCGTCAGATGATGCAGTGGTATGGAAGAGCTAACCTCTGGAATGATTGGCAGAGGTTTCAGGCAGAGGCACGAAAAGAAAGACAACGACAACAGCAGGAAGCCCTTAAAAAGCGTCAGGAAAGACTAGAACTAATACAACTACTGATAGTCATTGGTGTTATTGTTGTTGGTTTAGTTGCTCTTATCTGGTGGGCTGTATGGCTAAGGGGATAGTACTATGAAGAATATGAAGATTAAAAAGTCTCGCGTTAATGAGGCTGGAAATTATACAAAG